TCACTTTATTCCCCCATGTAAATCATTTTAACAATTTTAATTTTTATTTTCTTGACAATAGTACTATTGTTACACCAAGCAAAAAAGTAGTTCTATTGCTACGACCTACAATTTTCTGCAGGGTACAACTATTGTCATAACACAGAAAAAGAGATTACAGTAAATTGTCCATTTACATTAAATCCTTTAATTTCCAGTCTTTTGTAGAGTTTTAAGCCTTTGTTTTTGACAGAAGAACCACCGTCTCAACTTGCTCATTATTGTCCAAACCTATATTTAAATCTTCATCGATGATAGGAAGTTTAAAAGTAATTGATTTTAGCCATTGCCCATTCGGTTGCTTTTCTTCGTAAATTTGAATTTCAGAAATCAAAGCTGTAATTAACTGTCTACGCTCTACATCATTCATTACCTTGTAGAGTTTATCAAAATAGATCAAAATCTTATATATGTTATCTCCTGTAAGTTTCTCAGCTTCAATAGTTTGTTTCTTTGCTTTCGCATCAATTAACAATGATTCTAAGTCTTCAATCTTATCATACATACGATAAAGTCTATCGTCTAAGTCCTGTTTTCTTCGTTTGTAGTGCTTATCATCAGCATCCAAATTATCTATTTCCTCAATTAGCTTAAATTTCGTAGAATGGCTCTTCCTCAATTCTTTCTGGTAATTATCTATCTCTTTTTCTATTTCAGAGGTATCTACCTTCATGTTAATTTTTTCTTGCATCATAGAAGCAAATTTGGGATTGCTTACTATCTTTATAATTACCTCAGCAACTGCATCATCTAACAATTCTTCTCTGATTTGTTTATTGTAAGTACATTTATGACCTCTTATCATATGCCTATGTTTACAGCCATAATAATAAAAATCTTTATACTTTGTACCATCTTTCTTTTTCTTAATACACTTGTTTCCAAACATTCCCACTCCACATATTGGACATTTTACAATTCCTGAAAGCAGATGTGTGCGTGTATCTTTCCCTTTATTCACATGCTCATATTTCTTTGCTTGAGATTTTAACTTAACTTGAGCTGCTTGCCATAGCTCATCAGAAATTATAGCTTCATGAATACCTTCAGCTATTAAATATTCATCTTGTTCAACTTGCTTATATTCATTTCTTGTTCCATGAACTTTTTCTAAAGTTCTTCTTCCAAAGGCTATTTTCCCGTTATATACAGGGTTTTTTAATATCTTTCTTATAAGACCTGCGTCGAACAATGGATTTTTCCCATTTTGTCTTGGAATTTTTCTTATACCATGATTTTCTAAGTATTTAGAAAGTCCATTAGCTCCAATGGTTGTATTTACATACTGATCAAAAATAGTTCGTATCGCAACTGCTTCTTCCTCATTGATTATCAATTTCCCATCAATCAGTTGATAACCGTAAGGAGCAAACCCTCCATTCCATTTGCCTTCTCTTGCCTTTTGAATACGCCCTTCCATCGTTTGAACACGAATATTTTCCCTTTCAATTTCAGCCACAGCTGATAAAACTGAAATCATCAATTTACCTGCATCTTTAGATGAATCAATCCCATCCTCAACACAAATCAAATTGACTCCAAAATCTTGCATTGTTTGTAGAGTTGATAAAACATCAGCAGCATTTCTTGCAAATCTTGACAGCTTAAACACAAGAACAAAAGATACTCCATCCTTTCCGGATTTTATATCTTCCATCATGCGAGTAAACTGTATTCTTCCCTCAATAGATTTTCCAGACTTTCCTGCATCTTCGTATTCTCCAACAATTTCATAATCATTATAAAGAGCGAAAGCCTTCATTCTTGATTTTTGTGCCTCTAAAGAATAGCCATCTATCTGTATTGATGTAGATACTCTTGTGTAGAGGTATACTTTTATTTTTTCTTTTGACATAGCATTAACCTCAATATATTTCTCTATATCTTTATAGTTTCTAAAAAAAGTTTGGACTTATATCTCAAGTATATTATAGCACTTTTATTTCTTTTTCTCAATCTGTGTTTTTGCCATGTCAAAAATATTTTCATTTTCAATGTTATTACTTACTGGTATTGGATCTGGCAGATCATCCAAATCTGTTGTTGACCTCGTAAATTAACTCGCTTTTGATTTTGTTGCATGTCACTGAATTGCTCTATATACTGTCATAGAAGTATATAGAAAGAAAGGTCCGGTGCACCATCCCGCGAAGTCATGTACACCGAACCTTGGTATAAAACCATGTTTAGTGTATCAGACTATTCGCTCATGCACAATGAGGGGGACGATTTTTTTGTTAAAAGCAATGGCAACCCACCGCCATGTCCTAAATGCAGAGGTCAACTGGAATACCGTGACCGGAAACGCAGAATCATGCGGCTGGAGGGCGCTGAGAAACAGTGGATTCTGATCCGCCGTTTTCGCTGTACAGGATGTTGTCGATACCATAATGAACTTCCCGATTGTCTGGTGCCCTTCAAGCATTACAAGACAGAGATTATTGCCGGTGTTCTTGACGGCATTGTTACCCCGGAGGATCTCGATAGTGAGGATTATCCCTGCATGGACACGATGCTCCTGTGGCTTTGTTGGTTCCAGCTGAATCAGGAACGTATTGAAGGCTATCTTCGGACAATCGCGTATGAATTGTCAGATGGTAAGCTTTCAGTTCTGCATTCCGATTTATCATTACTCAAATGGTTTCGACGGCATGCCCGGAACTGGTTGGAAAGAATCATCCGCAGCATCTATAACAGCGGTGGTTTTCTTGTGTCATTCCGGTTTTAGCTCATGCACCTACTTTTCGTTTAGTGTCATAACCTTCATAGCTATAGTGGTCTCAAAAGGAGGCCACTATATATGAAAGTGATAAATACATGGCAGGATGAAGAAGCCCTGCGCCGCTATACTTTAATCGCCCCCCTGCTGGATCCCGACATTGACAATGGTAAGAGGATCTCCCTTAGGCATAAGATTGCAGAGGATAACGGGACAACCGTTCGCTCTCTCTACCGTTATGAAAAAGCTTTTAAAGATTTCTCGTTTGGCGGATTGAAACCACAGCCCAGAGAAAAACATCGTTCTCAGAAACTACCTGCAAACTTTGATGAGCTGGTAACCGAAGCAATCCAGCTACGCAGAGAGGTTCCTGAAAGATCTGTCGAGCAAATCATTTTTATCCTTGAGCTTGAACATCGTGTTGCACCGGGAGTATTGAAGCGGTCGACACTTGAACGCCACCTGTATGCTGCAGGTTTCGGTAGAGAACATCTACGCATCTATAAAGATGCAAGACAGAGTTCTTCAAAACGCTTCTGTAAACCACACCGTATGATGCTTCTTCAAGGCGATATCAAGTATGGACCAAAACTTCCGATTGGAAAGAAGGGAACCAAAGTCCAGACCTATCTTTCATCAGCGATTGATGATCATTCGAGATACGTAGTCGAGTCACGATTCTATGCTAATCAGGAAGAAACGATTGTACATGATACTTTTCATAATGTCGTGCTGAAGGCAGGTAAATTTGACCGATGCTATTTCGATAATGGAAAGCAGTACGTCGCCAAACAGCTGAAGTTCTCGCTGGCTCGCTTAGGCATCCGCATCACGCATGCGCCTGTACAAAGTGGAAAATCAAAAGGAAAAATCGAAAAGTTCCACCAGATCGTTGATGCTTTTCTGAATGAATTCAAGCTGGAAAAAGATCAGACACTTGATAATCTCAATCAGAAATGGACGTTATACCTTGAGGAGTATTACCACAATGCCCCTCATTCAGGCATAGCTGAGTACTATAAGTGTATGGGTTCACCGGTTCCGGAAAACGGCATTACGCCACTTCAGGAATGGAACCGCGACACACGTCCCCTTACATTTATTGATGTAAACACTGTTTCCGAAGCCTTCCTCTATCATGAGATGAGGCATGTAGACAAAGGTGCATGCCTCAGTTTCAACGGAGAAAAGTTTGAAACAAAAGCAGCACTTATCGGCAGGGATGTTGAAATCTCTTATGATCCGGCAAAGCCGGAAATCCTGACTGTCAGGTTCCCGGGTATTGAGCCATTCTGTGCCAAACCGCTTAAGATCGGTGCTTACTGTGATGAAAAGCAGACTCTGCCAATCAGTGTACAGCTGGCTGATGTTAATTCATCCCGCCTTTTTGATGGTCTCGAAAAGAGACGCATTGAAAACAAGAAAGTAATCGCAGATGCACTTTCCTTTGAGAACTACGGAAAGGAGGCATTCTGAGATGTATGAAGCTTTCTTCGGAATGACTGGCACACCATTCGCACGCAACATTCCTCCGGAGCAGCTGTATGAAAACCGTTCTTTAAGGGAAATCCTTGGAAGGCTGATGTATGTAGCAGACAAAAAACTTTTCGCCGTTGTTACATCAGATCCGGGATGTGGCAAGTCTACTTTGCTACGCCGGTTTGAAGCGATGCTGCCTAAGGAAAAGTACATCCTTTTGTATCTTTCAGACTCAAAGTTGACACCTAAGTGGTTTTACAAAGGACTTCTTGAGCAGCTTGGCATGGAGTCCGGTTTCTATCGCGGAGATGCCAAGAAGCAGCTTCAGCAGGCAATCGAGGTCATCCAGGGTGTTCAGAAAAGATGCGTTGTATGTGTTCTGGATGAAGCGCACCTTTTGGATAAAGAAATGCTGGAAGAGTTCCGCTTCATGCTGAACTATAAGTTTGATTCAGAAAGCCCGATGGCACTGGTACTAGTTGGGCAGACCGAACTTTGGACCAAAAAGCTTAAACTTGAATCCTATGCAGCGATCCGTCAGCGCATAGATATGTACTGTACATTGTTGCCGCTGGATCGTGCCGAGTGCAGTGAATACATAAGATCTCATCTGGCCTATGCCGGATGTACAAAAGATATCTTTACTGAAACGGCAATCGACAAAGTCTACCAGATTTCAGCCGGTGTACCACGCATGATCAATCGTGTTTGCGAAAAGGCACTGATGTATGCTTATCAGAAACAGAATCGATTGATCGATGATCACATGATTGTATTCGTAGCCGAGCATGAGATGCTTGGAGGCAATGAAAAGTAAACTGATACCGGGCGGGAAACCGTCCGGTATCCAACAATAAGCTGATGACACGTAACTGAGCAATTCAGCGACAAGCGAAGAAATCAGTTGCGTGACAGCTCATGAAATCAGGAACAATCAATGGCTATGCCTTCACAAAAAAGGAGGACAAAGTCTTCGTTGTCCACTTAGAATCCTTTCATCATGTTGCTGTGATTTTCCATGATAATATTATTGAAACCAATATGGATGAAATTGAGTGTCAAAACGTTTTGGATTATTATGCCTGTCCTGCCCGGCAACCAAGATGTTTTTAATGCTCTTGTGACTGGGCGATGCTGTATGGGTGAGGGCCTTTTCACAGGCTGCTTCGAGCCTGTCGACGGAATATTTATCCGCTAGCTTCGATAATCCCATACAGCTTCGATCAGACTGCTGTTCCGCGCGTTTTTAGGTAAGGAGCGCATTTATAACCGTGTTTGAATTATGACCAATCCGTGCAGCCCGGCTGCGGAAACGGTCGCCGTTCCATTCCAAAATATAATGAATGGAAGCTTGAGCTGTTCCTGAATATGCAGAAAGACGCGAAAAAATACTATGAATTGTTCCGTATTTATTGATATACGTTCCTTATATGCCAACATTCGTTCTTTACATTTAAATTTCGTTCTGTTATAGTAAAAAATAGGAGGTGTAATGATGAAGTATTCTATTGAAATTGGTAAGATCATAGAGGGTGCGTTAAAGCATGATCAAGCCAAAGTTATAAATTATGCAAAACAATTAGTATCAAAGCTGGAAAAGGATGATGATTCCCGCTCTGCAGTTAAATTTCAGCGTTTATTATCTGCTCAAGCTGAATCTGTCTTAACTCCTATGAATATTTCTAATTCTAT